TGAGCGGCGAGAGATAGATGTCGCCATCGGGACCGATGGACGGCAAGTCCTCCTTCCGCCGGATATCGTTCGTCGAGAGCCATCCCCACTGGCGACCGATGGCATACGCGCCGTAGCGCGAACGGATGTCCGTCCGCTAGAACGCGTCGAGATTGAGCCGGTACTCGTAAGGCGGCTCCAGGAGCGCCGAGTTTATCGACGTTTCGAGCGCCCGCACGAACGGCTGGAGCGTATAGCGCGAGAACTCAATCGACTGCTGTTCGACGCTCGCGTAAGTGGGCTTGTCCATCGCGCCGATGAGATGCGGCGGAACGCCGAAAACCCGCGCGATTTGCTCGACCGAATATTTCTGAGTCTCGATAAATTGCAGCTGGTCCGGGGGAATCGCGAGCGGGTTATACTTCACGCCGCCGTCCAAAACCGCGACCTTCCCCGCGCCTTCCGCGCCGCCGTGAACGCTCGCCCACGACGCCCGGATTTTATTAATCTGCGTTTCCTGAAGCGTCCCCGGATATTCGAGGACCCCGGTCGGCCGTCCGCCGTTCTGGTACAGGTTCAGAGCGTAGAGCGAGGACACGTCGTTAAAGTCGAGCGTCATCGCCTGATATTGAAGAACGCTCAATCCGATATAGCCGTCGAGCGAGAACAGCCGGAGCGGGACCATATCGACGCCGGGGTTGTAGTAGTGAGCCTGCCCGCGCCAATCGAAGTAGGAGTACTGAACCGTCTGCCCGCTGGTGTAAACAATTCGCATCCGCGTGGGCAGGAGCGGCCACAGCCCGAAAATTTCGCCGTCCACACGGTCTATCCAGGTGAACGCGTTCCCCCAAAGCAGCAAGTGAAGCAGCGTCGGCTGTAGCCACTGCTGAAGCGTCATCATCTGATTCGGCGACCGCGTGAGGAGCGTATAGAGCGGATGGCTCGTCGCCGGAACCTTCCCGCCGGGAGTGTCCTTGAAGATTTGAGCCGGAAGCGACGCGATAGCTTTGGAGATCAAATTCACGCAAGCCCATACCGCCGCCGAGCGGAGCGCGAGGCCCGGCGACGGCTGAGCCATGAGATTCGGCCACGGCATCCCCACGCCCGGAACCATCGCCGGAGCCGCCGCGCTGGTAGGATTCGCGGATTTCAAATCGAGCCACTTCCACGCGCTCGCGACCATCCCCAGGAAGGAGCGCCGCGCGAGGAGGAGTTCCTTGCTCATACCGTGTACAGCCCCCGATTCTCAAAGTCCGGAGCCGCCGCCGCGCCGCGATTCGCCCTATCCAGAGCCATTAAGAGCGCGAGGACCCCGTCGATTTTTTTCTCGTTCGACTCCTTCGTCGGGTAGTAGTTCTCTTTTGAGTCGCGCTCGACCATCACGTTCGAGACCATCCAATTCAAAATCGGGTCCCCGTCGTGAGCGAGCTTCGCGTCGAGAATCATCGCTTCGAGTTCTTTAAGCGCCGGAGACATGACCGCCTTGGATTGATGCAAGTCGAAAATCACGCCCGTGTAATCGCGCTTGCGAAGCTCGACCGCGAATTGAGTCGCGCGATAGGGGTCCTGAGCGACCTCGCGAACCTCGAAGCGCGCCGCCCACTGAAGAACGTCCTCGATGATGTAGTCGTAGTCGATGACCGCGCCCGGAGTGACCGTGAGCCGCCCGGACGCTTCCCACCCCTGATAGTGAGCGTTCTCGACGCGCTCGACGATTTCAGACGGAAGGTAGTACTTCCCGAATACCGCCCACTTCTCGCGGAGACCGTGCGGCGGGAACAGCGCCACGAGCGCCGCCATATCGACGCGAACCGCCAAATCGACGCCCAGATAACACGGATTGCCCGCGAGGTCCTCGATATCGAGCGCCGCGTCGAGAAGCTTCCCCCACGCGCCCGGATTGAGCCACGCGACCGCCGCGTTCGTCCATACGTTCAGGTGCTTGGTGAGGAAATTATTCCGCGCGGACGGCATGACCCGCGCGCGCGCCGCTTCCGAGCGAATCGACTCCGGGTATTTCGAGACGTTCCAATTCGGATTCGCCTTCTCCCAGGAGGACTCCTCGAACGGGTCGTCGCCGTCGTCGATGGTATAAATCACGCCGAAAAACGAGTCGTCCTCAACCGTCCCTTTGAGGACGTTTATCAAGTGACCGCGAATTTCGTAACACACGCCCGCCTTATTGAATCCCGCCGTCGTGACCGCCCACATAAGCGGCTGCGCGCGCGACCCCATCGCCGTTTCTAGAACGTCCCATAACGCGCGCGACGGGTGAGCGTGAACCTCGTCGATTAAAGCGGCAGACAAATTCAGTCCGTCGAGATTTGAGTATTCCGCCGAAATCGCCTCGAATTTCGACGACGTTTCCGCTTGCGCTATCACATGAGCGCGAACCTCGATGCCGAACCGCGCGCGATAGCCGGATTCCTTCCGCGCCATCGTTTGAGCGTCCGTGAAAATGATCTTGGCCTGATCGCGGGTATTCGCCGCCGAGACCACATGAGCGCCCATCTCGTCATCACACGCGACGAGGTACAGTCCGACGCCGGAGGTAAGCGTCGATTTCGCGTTCTTGCGCGGAACCTCGATATAGACGACGCGGAAGCGCCGCATCTTATCCGCGCGCGCCTTCCATCCGAAAACGCTCACGACTACGAACGACTGCCACGCCTGAAATTCGAGCTTCTTATGATGCGTCGCCCAAATCCCCTTGACGTGCGGAAACCGCTCGATAATCCCGCATACGCGCTCCGCCGCCGCCTCGTCGAAGTAAAATGGCGAGTCCTTCGGGCGGAAACGTTCGAGGTCGCGGAGATGACGCGCCGTCGCGAGCTTCACCCATTGACAGGCGACGATTTGGCCGACGGCTACCTTCTCGCAGTATTCGAGCGCCGCCGCGACGTGAGAATTTGTCGCGACGCGCGCCATGAGAGCTTTACCCTACGTCCTCCCACCCGTCCGAGATTTCGGGCTTTGGCAGATTCGCCGCCGCGTTCTCGATTCGCGCGCGAGCGCAAGGCGTGAACCCAAGCTCCGCCGCGCCGCGAATCATATTGACCATTTGACGATTGACGATGGGCAGGTACGGATTCTGCTGCGGAGCCGCCTCGCCCGCCTTGAATAAGAGCGCCGTCGTCTGCATCGCGACCGCCGCCCGCCGATGCGTGTCCGCCGCGACGATATAGCCCGCGAGGATTCCCCGGTCGATATTTCGCAGGACTCCCGCCGGAGCGTTCGCGACCGCATAACTCCAGTCCGCCTTCTGGTCCGCCGTGAGCCACGCCGGAGGCGTCTCGAGGTCGTCGCCCGGAGCCGAGATTTGACGCGCGAGAAGCTTCTTCGCCTTCACGGTGGACATGCGAAGAACCTTCAGCGATGCCGGAATCGGCTTCCGTCCCGTCGCCATCAGTCCTCCTCGTCGTCCTCTTCTTCTTGGTCGTCGTCGTCCGGGTCCTGGCCCGGAATCGGCAGACCTTCCCGCGTTTGGTCAGTCATAAGTCAAAACTCCAATTCGATGGAATAGCGCGAGCCGCCGCGCTCGACGCGGCGAATATAGCGTCCGTACTTCTCGACGAGCCGCCGCGTCATCCGCTCCTCGAGGTCCTGAGTCCGATAGTCCGCGCATCCGCCCGGAACGTCCCAATGCTCCGTTTCCCAGTACAGATAACGCAATCCCAAAACGCCGCCGTCCCGCTCGATCAAGCGGAGACATAGCTCGAAGTCCTCCTTCACCGGGAACGACTCATCGAAGCGCGGGCCGGAGCGGAACATTCCGACGAGCGAACCCATGACGTAAGTCCGGAACAAAAACGGCTGAAACGGATACCACGCCCGAGGAGCCGAGAGCGACGAGACGCCCCAAATCGCGAGACCCATCTCTTCGCATACGTCGAACGCGCGCTCGAATTGAGTCAACCATTCCGCCTCGTTTAGCTGGTGGTGCTTCGAGCGGAAGGGAAGCATCCGAATCCAACCGGCACACCGAACGTCATCGTCGATCATCACGACCCGCTCCTCGTCCGCGTGATCGAGAATCCAGTTCCGCGTGGCCGTGATCCCGCGCACGCTCGCCGGGACGCCCACGACCGCGCCGCGAGCGCCCGCGCGATACGCCGCCTCCTCGTCCTCCGGCACGAAGAGCGTCGCATGGGGGAGGAGCTTCATCGTTTTCGTTTCGCCCGCGCGACCTTTCGAGGGAACCGCTACGAGCATAAGCGCCGCTGATGCAAACTATTCGGCAAG